AGTCATCCCAAGCCTCTTCTTTATTGATTAATTGTTTAATTATCATTTCTACAGGTTATAATAGTAGAAAAGGTGTAATATTAAACATGGCGGTTGAAGGAAAAAATGAAGTAGCAAGAAGTTTATTGGATTTGCAGCCAACTGCAATTCTAGAACTGTACAAAGTGTTTCCAGATACAGTGGGTTCGCCTAATAAATTTTTGAGTTTTCATGGCGGCTCCGTCTTTGCTAACAATGTGATTTGGCAAGGTATACAATATATGCCTATTCCTGTAGAAGCCGAAGGATTTGGAGTATTTGGGGATGGGACTTTACCAAGACCTAAGATTAAAGTAAGCAATAACAACAATATTGTTACTTATTTTTTAGGTAAATACAAAGATTTTAAAAACGCTAAAGTATTTAGAAAAAAAGTCTTTGTAAAACACTTAGATGATGCGAATTTTGATGGCGGAAACCCTTTCGGGTTAGCTAATTCTGATTCTGAGATTTCAGAAGAAAAGTATCTTATAGGTCAAAAAGTGCAAGAAAACAAATCTTTTGTTGAGTTTGAGTTAAATTTACCTTTAGATCTAGATAACTTCGATGTTAATCATAGAACTGTAAATGCTAAATACTGTTACTGGCAGTATAGGGGGTTAGGATGTCGATATGAAGGTTTACCGATAGAAAAGGAAGATGGAGAGTCTTTTATTGACACTAATAATAATATTATAACTGTAAACGCTGGTGAAGAATTTAATTATCAAAATTTATTTTATCAGCCTGATTCTGGCTATTCTGTTGGTGATGTCGCTTATATTGAAGATAAATCAATTATTTTAGATAGAGGCGAATCGAATCTACCAATATTTCACAGAACTTGGTATGTGTGTTCACAAGCTAATTCAGGGCAGCATCCAGAAAATAATCCCTCATTTTGGCAAAAAGATGGTTGCAACAAAAAAATAGAGGCTTGTCAAAAACGTTTTTCTAGCAAGAGCTTGGTGAAGAGTTTTATTGGAGAAGAAGCGGCGACATCTGACTATTTAAATTTACACAGAACAGGTGCAGCTTCGTTCGCTACAACTGATGCCAATGTTACAGGGGTTTTTGGTGGAGATTCTTGGACTTTATCAATTTTTCTGCGTGGCGAAGCGCAATATCAAGCTGATGATGGGGATTGGTATAATCCCGCTATTTTTGCAACTCATGAATTACCAAGAACAAGTTTTACCTTTAGCCCAGCTGCGGATGGCACGTTTGATGATGTAGTGAGAGCAAACTTACATTTCTCAGATAGAACTTCTATTAATAGACATAAAGGCCATTACTTAGATTTAGCTACCCCCACAGAATTAGGTACAAAAAGCAAATTAACAAAAGTCGAAACTAAAATAGCATCTAGAGATAAGTTCCATTGTCTTGTTTTTAGAAAAAACACCGATTCGAAAATAGAAATTTTAGTTAATCCTCAAAAAAACCAATATGGACAAGCTATTTACTCTAGCAAATCATCTATAAATATTGATAACGGTACGGCTGGAGTTGATTTATTTTCTCTTTTTTCTGACAAAACAAGTAGTTTGGATGAAAAAATTTGTTTTGGAGGAGACATAGGCCAAGTTTGTCTTTGGTCAGGTAGACTTAACGACGATGAAGTTTGCCATATAGGGTCTACAAATGCAGTGTCTGATGCAGAATATTATTTAACCGACAATGGGTTACAAAAAACAGCTAGGCATTACTGTGATTATGTCCCTCTAAGATATAATGAGGCGACTGGTTACTTATCCACTCTTACAGGTTCGGATAGGCTAGCTTTTTGGTATGATATGCAGACAGGCTTAAGCTCTAGCAATCTAGTGATTCAAGATGAGTCCCATAATAACTATGATATTACTGGTTTTGGAGAGACGGGATTATTTCAAAAACGTACGATAGAATATACAAAAGGTAAATTCCAAGAGTTTGTTCCTCATCAAAATTCACAGTTCCAACTACCTTTTGGAGGGTTCCCCGGAACAGATGGATTTGATTACAAAACTCAAGGATCTCAAAACAACATATGAATATAAAAGAAGCTTTACAAGTAATAGTTGACGAGTCCGAATCCAACTCTTTTATAGAGATATGTGGTTTTTTAGGGTTTGATAGGGAGGAAGAAGCTTATGTTGTTCAAAATGAAAAAAATGTGGCCGAAGACCCTTCACAGCATTTCATGATTGACCCTCTAAATTACTTACTTTTTAAGGAAAGGTATGACTTGTTAGCGGTTTATCATAGCCACGTTAATACAGACGCTGAACCTTCAGAGTTTGACGTAAAAATGTCGAATAATTGCTGTATACCATTTTTAATATACAGTATTGAAACCAAAAAATTTGATCTTTATGAGCCACAAAATATAGAAACAGATGTAAATACATACAACAGGTTTAAGGAGGATTATGACAACTATTAGATTACATGGGATTTTAGCTCAAAAGTACGGCGAAGTGTTCAAAATGGACATTAGTAAGCCTAGAGATGTTATTAGAGCTATTGATGCTAATAGGGACGGTTTTAGAAAAACTGTAATGGATTTACAAAAAGAAGGTTTCTCTTATGAGATTTTAGTTAATAAAAAAAGACTTAATAAAGACTCATTTTTAAATAGTAAAAAAGCTCAAGAAATAGACCTTGTGCCTTTTATTGTCGGATCTGGTCTACCAGATCTTGTTGTAGCTTTGATTTTCAGCTTGGTTTCTGCGGTTGTTCAATTTGCTTTAATGGACCCGGGGACTATTGATGGGGGGCAAAGTACTGTGGGCGCAGATAACAAATCACTGATGTTTAGCAGCAGCCAAATTAATCTTGCCGCTCAAGGCTCCCCCCTTCCTATTGGTTACGGTAGGTTAAAAGTTGGATCAAGTGTCGTTCAAGCTTCATTGAAGTCTCTCCCACAAACGACTAACTCTCTTGATGGTATGGTTCACAACCCTTTTACTTCTAAGGGTAATTCTTATGGATCTGAAATTTCTAACCAAGTATAACTATCATGAACCATCTGTCTAGAAAGAAAAAACTCTATGGAGCGGGAAAGAAACCTAAAGTGAAACCTGCTGTTTTGCAGCCTCCTAAAATAGGAAATTTTCAATTTGGAGCTTCTTTTAGTTATATTGAAACTTTAGATTTAATATCGGATGGACCGATTGAGGGTTTAGTTGATAATAAAGGAAATCTTTTGTATGAAACAGAGCAGTCTAGAGGTGTTTATTTAGATGGGACTCCAATCTCTATAGCTACCAAACAGTATGACGATCCTGATTCTGAGTCATCTTCATCAGATGATAAGAAGGTTTCGAAAGCTATATCAACTTTTCAAAATTTAAACATAAACGATAAAGGGGGAGCTAGCATTTTTGATTATGCGCAGGGTGGTATAGGGAAAGAGGAAGGCAGAGTCACAACTATCATGGGGATTGTGGGGAGACCTGTAAGAGTTTCTTTTGAACCTTTAGTTGAAAATATCAAACCATTTCTGCGGGGTGGTAATCGGAAAATTGGAGGGGGTGGGGCTTCAATAAACGGAGTTATTTTCACAAAAGATCCTCCGCTCATTAATGAGCCTCGTCCGGGGAAGAATGGGTGGATGTATTATAACGAATATGGTTTCAGTAGTGTTTTTGGGGAGAGTTTTGACTACAAACATAGAGAAACCCCCGCTGATGGGCGTAACGAATTTTCATTTCCCGCATCAAACCTTTATTTTGAAGAGCGTTACGAAATACTCTTCACTAATAATACCACAATGGCTAATTCAGATCTATTTGTTGCTTTTATTAGAGATAATGGAGGTGCAGGGAGCAGAAGATTGACATCAAGTTTCAGCCCAGAATATAATGAGAGCTTTACTGGAGCAGCTGATTTTATTTTTGCTGAGAAGTTTGCTGATGTCTCATTTGCTGATGGGGTTTCAGGGGCATCCTTCTTTGATAAGATTTTAAAAGCTTGGAATAGTTTCGGTCCACCTCCTCAAGCGGATGAGGATTTTTTGCTGGATGAGGATAACAAAGTGCGTAAGGAGAGAAACCCCTTCATGAGAGATCTTATAAAGCACAAAATGGACAAAGTTTTTGGGTCTTATGTTTGGGAAAAATCTACCGCTCAGGAACTTTACGAAGAGTTTTTTCATAGAACTTGGAGATCAGGTTACATGGTCTGCTATTTTCCAGATAGGAATGTGTTAAATAACATAGGAGCTATTCAATTCACCAGACCAGAAGAAGTTACCGTTGCGCTTATTCAGGGGAATGGTTTATATTCACCAGCCTTTAAAAATGAAAATTATTTAGATTTATTAATTCCAATCTGCGATAAGGATGGGAATCTCGACCAAAGCGCTGATATATTAGGAGGTTCATTCGTATTCGTAAATACTGAGTGGTTTGCTTGGAATGGCAAGCATTCAGATGAGTTCAAGACAACCCGTATGGATATACGGAGTTTGATAAGAGACCTCCAAAGTATTAGAGAGTTGGGGGTTACTCAAATTAAAGATATTGATCCATTCAACTCTAAATACAATTATAATAATGTTTTAATTGAATCTAGAATAGGTACAGAGGTTCAAGAACCATTTCGTTATTTCAACAAGGTTCACATAGACAAAAGTATAAATAAAAATGTTTATGGGCCTTTCAGATCAGTTGGTCAGGTTCAAAGGATAAAGAGGAATGATGACGAGACAAAAGATAACCTAAAAATGGAGACTGCTGGATACGATGGTCCAGACGGCCATATAACTCTTGAGAATGGCTTACCTATTAATGAGGGTAGTAATGATAACAAGAGAGCTATCCGTGCAAAAGATTACTCTTCGTGGAATTCATCAAACAATTCATATTTTCTAGACGAAGAAGCTAACCCAATCACTTATTATATCAACAACCCAAATGTTTCTGAGGTTTTCGTTACATTACAAATAGATTCCCTTTTTGATACTGTTGAGGTTCAATATGGAGGAGCCGATAATGATTTTAAAGCTGGTGATAAATTGCCAACTATTATGAATGTGGAGATTGAGGTGGGTAAAGTTTTATCTGACGCATCACTTCAACCAACATTGACAAAAACTTATAGAATTGCAGCTTTGATAGAAGGTACGACTCTTCTCGATATAGGCAACCCAAGCAATTTAGACGAACCCGAAAAATTCAAACACGTTAGAGATTTTGAAAACTTAAATGGGAGCGCCGATTTATCTACGCCATTTCCACTACCAAGACTTAACGACTACTCAGCGAACAGCTCTTATGCTTCCTCAGAAAAGAGATATGTTAAAGTAAGTAAGTTATCAGCAGAGACGTTTTCAGTTCTAATCTCTAAAGAATTAACGTTTGCTAAGGTGACCGAGATCATTCCCGTTAATTTGACGTATCCATTTTCTGCTATCATAGGAACAAAGATAGACTCTAAGAGTTTTTCCTCTACACCAGTAAGATCTTTTGATGCTAGATTAAAATTAATTCGAATACCGTCAAACTATTTCCCAACAAAAAGACTTGGTAGGAAACAAGATAAAAGATATTACGAAAATAAATCTGAATTTCAAAACACCTCAGAAGAAGAAAAATCTATATACGAGGGAGATTGGGACGGAAGTTTTAAAATAGGTTGGACTGACAATCCAGCTTGGATTTTATATGACCTTCTCACGAATACTCGATATGGTTTAGGTAGATATTTAGATGAGAATGACATTAATAAATGGGAACTTTACAAGGTTGGCAGATTCTGTGATGCTGTAGATTCAAATGGCAACTTTGAAGGTGTCCCAGATGGCAGAGGAGGTTTAGAACCTAGATACTCTTGCAATATTATGTTTAAGAGTGATGAAAAAGTTTTTGATTCTATACAGCTTATATCAAAATTATTTAGGGGGCAAACTTTCTTTAGAGCTTCAGAAGTTTCATTTGTTGATGAAAGGGTTAAATCCCCTGTAGCTATATTTAACAATAATAACGTAAAAGACGGTGTATTTAGTTATTCTAACCTAAGAAGGGATCAACAATTTAACACTGTCGAGGTGTCCTATTTAGATAGGTTTGAAAATTTTACGCCAAAAGTTGAAGTAATTGAAGACGAAGAGGATATTAGAAGTAGAGGTATATTCAAAAACAGGGTTGATGGTTTAGGTGTGACATCTAGAGCTATGGCTAGAAGAATTGGACAGCATTTGATTTACAAGACCATCAAAGAAAATCAAAGGGTAGTATTCACTTCTGGTTTAGAAGCTTTACTATGTCAGCCCGGGGATCTTATTCTTATTGACGACGATTTAAAAAATGAAAAATCTAACTTCGGTAAGGTTCTTAGTGTTGATGTAGATAACCAATATATTCAATTAAGCGGCCCATACTCCCCTGCTACTATGACGGGAATATTAACTGTCTATAATCCTACAGGAGAACTTTCAATCACAGGTCTTAATGATATTGCTGAAACAAAAAGATCAAGGACAGATACTTTCACCATTACTGGTTCACCAGCAGCTGACTTTAATATTTATACTGGATTGTATAATTTTTCAGGGTATACAGATGGTTATACAGATTCTAATATTGAGGATTTAGATAAATCTTCTGAGTATGCTTTGTATACAGGCACTGGAGATAATATGTTATACTTTGGCACAAGTTATACAGGTTGGACATTTGCAACGGGTCTTCAAGAATTAAATAGAGATTTTGTAGCTAAATCAACAGGTGTTCAGAGTCTGGATCAATTAAATACTGGTTTTGTTTCCAATTATGTTAGCGCTGGGGACAAAAGAGGAGGAACAGATCTTGATATTTCAGGTTTATTGAGTGGTGATCTTAACAGTCTAAATATCAGGGGTATCTTAGAGTCAGAAATAACTCAAAATTCACAACCTCACATTTTAACTTTAAATGTTGCGACAAGTGGAGTTGTCGATACTGGTGACGGATTTAGTTTTGTCAGCGGTGTAGATAAACCTGACTTCTTAAAGTTTATCAAGTTGGGTAGCCCATATAGATTTGATCTAAAAGACGCAGATGATATCTTATACAAGATTGACTCCATAAGAGAAAATAATCCTAACGAATATTTAGTATCTGCGGCTAAGTTTGATACTGGTAAGTTTTCGTTAATCGAAGATAATATATCTTTAGATAAAAAAGAAAACACATATGATTACAATGTTGCCACCACGATTGGCGACATAACCTACAGCGGACTGAAGGCTCCAGAGAATTTATCCATCACCACTGGTTCAGGTTCATTAGGTGGAGGAGACTTCTTTATCAGTGGTGATTGGGATGCAGTGACAGATGTGACAAGTTATGAAGCTGTTCTAAGCTTTCCTAATGGTGGTAGCGTATCAACTAGCGTATCTAGTGAATCCGTTAAATTCGATGATTTAAATTCTATAGGAAATTACGCTTTAAGTGTGAAAGCTATCGGGTCTTCCATAGGAACAACTAAAACTATAGACTCTGAATTTTCTACCATAAGAACATTTATACTTTATCAAGCTTTAGAAGCATTTGACAGATCTTTTATAACAAATGTAACCTTTAGTTAAATGCCTTTATACGAATTTACACCATCTTTCATTGTTGATCAAACGGATTTAAGTTTGACGGCTACAGGTAGCGGAGTACACCTTAACAAAGTTGTTAATGTTAACTTGGGTATTTTGGATAGAGTTAGTGGGGGCATAGGAGATAATAGAAGCCTTTTAGCAAACCCTTATGTTAATGATGTCAGTTTAGATATTCTAAATATTGATGGTACTGTTAAGTTTGAAAATTTTCTTACTAATTATAAATCCAATGCATTTAGTATAACAGAGTATGATAATATCAATGTTTTTGGTGAATATACGAAGGACTTTGGTGTTAAAGCTACTGTTGCAGAAAGTTCGCAGACTAACACTGCTGAATTTTATTTTTATGGCAATGTGCCTGAATTTAGTGGTATAACAGTTAGAGATTCTACAGGTACAACCTCTCACACTGCATCTCAAAGCAGTAAGACAGCTGTAAATGCAAGCGGTCAAACTGGGGTTTTAACCAGCACTGTAACATTTAATAATGATTCTAATTATATATCTTTTGATAGATTAGAAATTTACAGCTCAACAGGTTCAGCCGCATTTAATAGCCAGATTAACCCTACCCCAGTTTTTTCACGCAATCTAACCAGTGAGACTATTCAATCATTTGATATTAACGAAGGCTCATTGCCTAGTGATACTGGTGTATATCTCCACTTTCTTCCCTACGGTCAGCTTGGTACAGGTGAAGCTTGGACTCTTGGCCCATACACTTTCAAAGACAATCCTCCTGCCGCTAACCCTTATATCACCGAAGTCACCAGCGGTGACATTACAGGAGCTTTAGGTTTTACACCTTCGGACTCATCCTCATCTGGGGGAGTTAGAACGGTCACCGCTGGCGGGAATACCCTTGATTCTAGTGAGACGTTAGCTTTTATAGCAGGTTCGAACATACAAATTACGGAATCTTCTGGTGAAGTTACCATTGCGTCACCCTCTGGCGTAGCATCAGCTGATGTTAACTTTATAGTAAAACTTACTCAGGCTGAATATGATGCAATAACTCCAGATTCTAATACTTTATATTTTATTAGTGATGAATCAACTAATTCTCCAGTTGTTAATCCTATAAAAACTGTTACGAATAACTATACTATCACAGATACAGACCACACAGTTTTAGTTAGCGGTGCATCATCAACAAACATTACATTACCTTCAGCCGTAAATAATAGTAATTACGTTTATAATATTAAAAACCTCACAACAGAAGCTGTAAATATAAGTAGTTCAGTCGGCTCAATTGATTTAAGTAGCTCTGAAACAATTAATTCAAGATTTGAATCTCTGACTGTACAATCTGACGGTTCAAATTGGCATATAATCTAAAAGATATGGGAATAAGATTTGGCAACACCCCGATAAGAAATGTGGTTTTAGAGCGTACCTCCATAGCTAGAACTCCTAAAGCTACACCTTGGGTAAGAAATCCTAGATGGTTAGATATGCCTACAATAGCATCTAATGAAAGTAGGTTTACTGCTTTAGTAGCTATAAGTAGCGAATTTAAAAATCAATTTGTTTTCCATTTTAATACAACTAGTGGAGATTACACAGTTGATTGGGGTGATGGTAATACAGATACATATAGCGATAACGCTGAAGCAGAACATACATATAATTATTCTGATTTAAATGCTAATACTGAATTTACTCATAGCAAGGACGGAAGAACATATAGACAAGCTCTGATATCTGTCACGCCTCAAGCTGGGCAAGGATTCACAAGTCTTGATTTGGTCGAAGATCCACCTAATAATGCACATCCTTACGCTAACCCAAGAATGTATTTAGATATTGTTTTTGGTTCTCCGAATTTAACATCTATTTCATATATAAGCAGTATTAGTGGCAACTTTTGCAAAGATCTTGAGCATGTAAGGATAGTCAACTTTAGTGATAGCATGACTAGCTTTTATAACGTCTTTTATGGGATGCAGTGCTTAAGGAGTATTGAAATTGATAGAAGCACATCAAATATTTCTAACTGGGGTAGTACATTCTATCTTTGTTATGCATTAGAAGAAATACCAGAATTAGATTTTAGTGGAGCGACAAGTCTACAAAGCACATTTCTTAGCTGTGTAAAACTTATCAAATTGCCAGATTCTATTAGCAATGCAGTGCCTACCAATATGAGAAGCGCATTCTACAATTGCAGTTCGTTACAAAAGATACCTATGATGGATACTAGCAATTGCACTAGTTTCTCTCAAACCTTTATGCATTGCAGAAATTTAAGATTTATTCCTCCTATAGATACATCAAGCGGGACAGATTTTTATAGAATGTTTTATTCTTGTATATCTTTAGAGAAAATACCTAAAACCTTAGACACTTCTTCCACCAATCAAGCTGATAGCAATCCAATGCATCAGATGTTCTATAGTTGTTATAAAATAGAAACTGTACCAAAATTAACAAATGTTGTCGGTGATATTAGATACATGTTTGGTAACTGTTTTTCTTTAAAAAGAATACCTGAGATTGATTTTTCTAACGCTACGAACACCTCACAGATGTTCACTAGTTGTTATACTTTGGAAAGTCTTCCAGCTATAAATGTAACAAGCTCTACAAGCGCATATCAAATGTTTTATAATTGTACCAATTTAAAATCTATTGATAGTCTTCCCACCAATTTATGCACAGATTTTAATCTTATGTTTTATGGTTGTTATAGTTTAACTCGATTACCAGATGATTTCACTACTGTAAGCGCAAGCGACTCTGATGCCTTTGAAAGATTCCTTGGTCAAACTTATAGCTTAACTGAAATTCCAGAGGGAACATGTAGTGGTTTTGGGAACGCAGGGGTTACAGACTATCAGGAAGCATTTGAGGGTGCATACTTCAGAAAACTCCCAGATAGTTTTACAGGAATAAATAATAACGCTGACAATATAACAAGAATGCCAGAGATGTTCAATCATGCGTTTGGAGTAACACATATCCCTACTATTGACGCATCAAATGTTTCTTCGTCAACTACAAATACTTTTTATCAGGCGTATTCTTTAGAGTCTGGGGGTATACTTTCAGGTGTAACACAGAATGTAAGTTATCGTAGAACCAATATGGATAGAGAGGCTATGATAGCAGTATTTAGCGGTTTAGGAAACGCTAGTAAAACTATAAATATTAATGAAACCCCAGCTGAAGGTAATCTTACAGATCAAGATAAAGCAATAGCAACAAACAAAGGGTGGACAATCGCAACATAATGGAAGAAGAATATTACACAGAAGGGTTTTATAAGTATGATAGCGAAGATCTTTTATTCGCTGGCAAAGCCGTCTTCAACAAAGACTTTACTTTATTAAAAGAAGAAAAAGATAGTTACAGTTATCCCGTGGACGGCTGGAGCTGGTTTGATACATTACAACAAGCTTGTGACGCATTCAATCTAGATATTAACAATTACACACAACAAGAGGAGGAATCACATGTCATTTAAACCAATACCAAATTTAAACGGAACTCAGGCCGATTTCGCAGGGAGTATCACGATGTCTGGACTCACAGTCGCCACACAATCTTGGGTTTCGTCACAGAACTATTTAACCTCTGAAACCGACGATCAAACTCTCGACGAAGTATTAGCTCAAGGTAATACATCAACGCGAGATATTAGCGTCTACGAAATAACAGGAAGTAACCTCTCTCTAGGTAATGGTGTTACTGATGCTTCAATTTTTTTAGATGGCGAATCTGGAGGGGGTGATCTTACCTTGCAAAACGGTGGTAATAACCAAGATATCTTCTTTAAAGTAAATGATGGTGGGGTGACTACTACCCCATTAATGATAGATGGTTCAAGTAGCAGGGTTGGTGTTGGAGGGGTGACTTCTCCCAGTTATGATCTTCATGTAACAGGATCGCTTGGAGTTTCTAAAGATAGTTCTCTCGTAAGACTTGGTCATAGTAGATATGTTCCAATTTTTGCAAACCATTCTAATGGATATGCTCATGCTCAAATTAATGGGTTCGAAGTTGGAGGAACGACTAACTCTACTAATGAAGGATATATCAAAACAGCTGATAATAGTAGAAAGTTACTTCTTGATACTAATGGTTGGAGATTTGTTTCTAATCACACTGAATACGCTAGAGTAACAAGTGACGGCAAAGTTGGTATAGGAACAACTAGTCCCCAGCAAAAACTACATGTAGAGGGAACTATTAGAATTGGCTCTGATGTAGACTTAACAAGATACGCAGGTCAATTGTATACAGCCCAAAATATTGTTTTAGGTTCTCTGAATAGCGAAACAGCTAATATTACAGTCAACGCCAGTGCAACAAAGTCTGTATTAGGTGTTAGGAGACCATCAAGTGGTACTATATCTATACTAAAAGTTAGAGACTACTCAACACAGGATCTATATGTAGATATTGACAGTGACGGTAACGCAGACTTCGCGGGTGATTTAGCTGTAAGTGGTGGCGATATAACATTAGATGGGACAGCAACATCCACTCTCACGATAGGCACTTCTACTAGTTTTGGAAGAGAGCTTACTTTATCAACAAATGGTGTTAATCCAGTAATATCTGCTGAAAACGAATTAACAATCAAAACAAGTAATAATCATACAAAAATCAAGCTTGAGGGGGGCGGCAGTACAGACAATATACAATTCATCGCGAATCAAGTTGAGCAAGTTAGGATAACCACAGCTGGTGTTGGCATTGGAACAACTAGTCCAGATGCGGCATTACATGTTGATGATGGAGATGCTATTATTGGTAGGGTTGGAACTGGTAGCCCCAATTCTACTTTAACTGTTGCTGGATATGATGATTTTGGTTTAGACTTTAAAGCTCATAATACTTGGACCCATTGGAAAGTTAGGGTTGGTCACAATAAAAGCTTTGAGCTTTATAACGATGGTGCAAACAATAATAATCAAACTCTTCAGTTGGGTAAAACTAATGCCGCGAAAAACGCCAAAGCTGTCCTCTACTCTACTGGAGTTTTTATGGATGTTGGAAGGAATCCCAACTATCCTTTGGCGAGATTTAGTGTCGATGCAGCTAATACTTTAGCTGGAGATCTTTATGTAGATGTTAGATCTTCTACTACTGTAACTGACCGTTTTGAATTTAATCGTGGAGGTGAATTCATTGCTTCTGGCATTGGTGTTGGATACACCTCTCCGTCTTATGAGTTAGACGTTTCTGGTTCAGGACACTTCCTGAATGACCTCTACGTTGATGCAGACCTTGATGTCACAGGTGACATCACGATGGCAGGTAACACCGTTCTTACTGGTATCGCCAGCAGTGACGTTACTGGTGCTTTAGGTTACACTCCTGTTGATCCGTCGAACACTGGAGATT